GACTACACGCCTGCGGCGGGCAGCCGCATCGTGTTCAAAACCTACGCCTACGTTACGGATACGGGGACTGCCCCGACAGTCGTCATCTACTACCGGGGAGCGAGCAATGGGCATTGGTCGCTGCCGACCAACCTAGCGATCGTGAGCGGGCTGTTCGTGCCGTACACCGGCGCGACGGCGGACGTGGCGCTCGCTACCAGAACGCTCTCGACGACAACGGGGAATATTGGTATCGGCACCTCCGCGCCCCTCGTCGGCCTCGACTCTGCCAGAACCGCTCGCATCACCGGCTCGCCCTCTGGCACAATCACCGGCACCGCCGATCCCGCCGCATCGACTACACTTCCGGGTGCGGGGACTCTGTTCTTGACCGAGTTGATCATCGGCGACAGAATCACTGTCAACGGAGAAACCCGCACGGTGACGGCCATTGCGAGCGATACGTCGCTGACGGTGGATACGGCTTTCACCAACACCCCTGCCGCCGCTGTTACGCGGCTCAGGCCGATCCAGGTTTGGCGGAAGAGCGATGGGACGGTGGCGGGGGTGATGAATGATCTGGGGAATGTCGGCATCGGGACGGTGAGTCCGAACCAGTTGTTGACTGTGGGGAATAACAATCAGTTTACGGTTACTTCTACTGGGGCCGCGACGGTCGGTTCTAGTATAAATTTTTTCAGTTCTAGTATGGTTCTTAGTGAAAGGAGCGGTTTAAGTGATGTCTATGGATTTTCAGGAGCATCATTAAGCTATTATAGCGGTGGTGTAGTACGGGGATTGGTATTAAGTGCAGGCCTCGTCGGCATCGGCACAACCACCCCCGCCCGTCTGCTCCACGCCAGTCTGGGCGACACCACCACAAATGCAGTGTCGAATGTCGCGAGACTCACGCACACCGTCTCAACAGCATCTACAGGTGGCAGCGCGGGCCTGGGCGTGGGGCTGGAGTTCAGCGGCGAGACGGCAACCGATGGGGTCAACGCAATCCAGGCGAGTATCGAGACGGCCTGGACAACTGCAACGACGGGGGCTGAGGATGGGTTCCTCGCTATCAACGCGATGAAGGGCGGGACGTTGCGCGAGTTTATGCGACTCACGGCGAGTACCGGCACGTTGCTGCTGTACGACCCCACGCCAACGACGGGTAGTACAACGCTGATAGTGCGGGCTGGGGCGGGGCAGAGTACGGATCTCATGACTTTTAAGACAGCGGCAGACGTGGCTTTAGCAAGGCTAAACACTTTTGGCGTGTTTGGTGCCATCGGTGGTTACGCGGATAGTATATCCACCAACAATTATCGCCTGCATAGTATCCTGGGCCTTACATTTGCCAACGTCAGCGGTTTAGGGGTGTTTTGGTCAAGCACCAACGCGGAGTCTGGGGCCAAGGATATTGGTATCACCCGCGCCTCTGCTGGCGTCCTGGAGGTGAATAGTGGCACGGCGCTCGGTTTGCGCGATCTGAACGTCCGCACCCTCTCAGGTGGATGGCGGGCCGGAACCGAGGGCGGGTGTAACACGTTCTCCGACCTCGTGGTGGATGCCACTCTCAACACCAAAGTCACTTCGGCCAGTTACAACTTCGTCGCCGCCGATGTTGGATCATGGCTTGATATTGCAGTCGGTGGAGCATGGGCCGCTGGCCGCTATGTGATTGTGTCGGTTGCCGCGAACGCTGCCACTCTCGCAACGTCTCCCGCTGTCGTGAACAGTACGGGCGGCGTTTTCATCACGGGACGCAGCAAGATCATTTTCACGGAGCATGGTACTGATGACACGTTCCGGCAATGCCGCAAAGTGGCCAGTAGTTATGCTTGGACGGCACTCTAAGACATGAAAACACTCACACTCACCCTACTCCTCGCCGCCAGCCTCACCGCCGCCGAGCCACCGAAGCCTGATCTGCCAGCCATCCCGGTGGAACAGAAACTGGCCATCAGGGAGGCCCAACTCGCAGCCGTGCGGATCTCTGACGCCCTCAGCCGCATGGCGCTCCAGTATCAGGCGCTGGAGGCGAAACAAAAGGAAGCGCAAGAGGCGCTCGATAAACTGGTCGGTGCGTTGAAGAAGCCCGCCGACTGCAACGAATGTCAGTTGACCGAAGAACTGAAATGGGCTCGACCCACAAAGGAGACGAGATGAAATACCTACTGATGATCGCGCTTTTGGCGCTTCCCGCCGTGGCCGGGGATGTGACAGTCACATTTAAGGACGACGCGGGCAAAGTCGTGGCCACTACCACGTTCACCATGTCCAACGAGGTCCTGGCCGCCATCGGCGCGTGGAGACTGGAGCAGATCGAGACTCCAGCCACGACTGACGCGGATGGAAAGGCCGTTCCCGCCGTGCTGCGCTACCCGACCACGGAGTCTCTGTGGCGTGGTGTTTTCAGCGGGTTCGTGCGGGCGGCTGTGGGCGATAGGCTGCCAGCGGTCCAACTGGAGCAGGTGAAAATCCGGACCGCCACTGAACGGATCGCCGCGTTGAAAGAAGCGGTGGTTTCCACGCAGGCGACGCCGGTACGCTGATGCGCCTCGCGCTTCTCATCTTGCTGGCCGTGCCCCTCGTGGCGCAGTACCGGGCGTCCGTGGTCGTGCTGGCCGCTGGCAGCGTGGCAGACACACACTCGTCGTGGCGCGGCTACGAGTTGAACCCGATCCTGGGGCGTGGTCAGCTCGGTTGGCAGGGCGTCGCCATCAAGGGCGCGATCACGGGCGCATCGCTGCTCTGCCAGCGGTGGGTCCTGCGGCGGCATCCCCGGATGCGGAAGCCGTTTACGGCGATGAACTTTGGCATGGGGGCGGCGATGGGCGGCGTGGCTGTCAGAAACTACGAGGTGCGCAAATGAGACCAGAGACCCCCAACCGCGGCGCGGCTGATGAGCGCAACGCCATCCTGCGGAAAGTTCGTAGGCTGCTGAAGATCACCCCGAGCGCCGAGCTCGACGCCCTCGCCGCGTGGATCGCCGACAGGGATTTGCGGACGGCGGCCAAGCCGCGGGGATTGGGACGGAAGACGAAAGGAGCATCGTGATGGACGAACGAACCAAATTCAACCAGGCGTATTGGGCGGCCCAACCGCCCGATGTGCAAAAGCTCAATAAGATGGACTCGTTCAGCGACGAGCGAACGGCCCTGGCGATAGACCTCGCCACGAAGGGGCACGTCATCGACCACCAGATCCAAGCTCTCGGCGTGAGCGCGTACGAGACGATGAGGCTGCGTGAGATGTATGGCTATACTTGGGTGCCGTCCTTGCTCATGCAGCCCATCAAGATCGCGCCGGGCATCGTGATCCCGATGGCTCCGCGAGCCGACCACTACGACCCGGACGCTTACCCGTCCGGCTGCATCATCGTGTCGGCAGATGTGGAGGACTACCAGCCGTACCCTACCGCAGCCCCGGCTGTGCCACCTGCCCCGGTCGCTGAGATCCACCCGGTCGGGATGCAGATCAGCGCGACATACTTCCTGATGCTGTCGGATGGACTGGCGTTCGGCCACGGCGATACTTGGACTGGTATCAGCACGATGGGCGTCGCGGGGACATGGCGCATGCTGCTGCTGGCCGCCGGTGGGTTCGGGAGTCATCGGGTCTGGGAGAAAATCGCATGAGCGCCCTACTGCGGTCGCTCGGCCACAGCCCGGTCACAACGGCTATCGGGGTTCTCTGCCTCGTTCTCGCGGCGGGCGTGATCCTCCGCAGTCCCGACCCTCTCGCCGCGCTAGAGGCCCCGGGCGTCCAGGCGCTGCTCGTGGGCGGGTTGGGTCTGCTAGTCGCCAAAGATGGCAACGTGAGCGGCACTGGAGGCCTGCGTGGATGAACTCCTGAACTTCGTCGGCCGCGCCGGTGCCGCGATGGCCGGTGTGTCGCCACTGGTCTACCTGCTCTATCGCGTCCTCCGCAGTGAGTGGCGCGAGCACTCCACGGTCGTGCGCGCCGAGATGGAGCAGTGGGCGGAGGCCACGTTCGTGCGGGCCGACGTGGCCCGCGAGCGGTTCGAGAATTTAGGCTCGCGCGTTTGCCGGTTGGAAAAGTTGAAGCCATAGTCTCTCCTTCGGGCGCGCGTCCTGTGCGCCCTTCCCCTATCCATTTCAGGGTAGGAAAAATCCTATGAAGTATTTTCTTGACGGCGGAGCTGCGCCTGGTTTAATGTGGGACAGTGAGTAAACAAGTAAAGCAAGTCGAGAGGAAGCCTATCATGGTGCGTAACGTGTCATGTGAACTGTGGCGCCGGGCGAAGGCCCACGCCGCATCCAAGGGCATCACCGTCTCCGCATGGCTGGAGATGGTGCTGTCGAAGGCGCTCGGCGGAAGGAATTGGTCATGAGTCCTGCCCCTTGGTGGTTCCCGCCTCTGGCTGTACTGGTGATCGCTCTCCTAACCGTGGGTGCAGTTGTCCTCTGCGTGCGGTTCATTATGCTTTTGGCGCGGCTGGCCGGGGGTGCGCTGTGACCCGCTGGCTGCGGTCAGCGCAAGCGGCCTGGACGTTCGCCGCCTTTGGGCTATTGGTCGCACTGCTTTCTTGGGCAAGGTGGTACCAATGAGCGGCCCATCCCTCGACCGCTTCGGTGACCCCGACGCCTACGCCCGTGAGGCCGCGGCGCGCGAGGCCGCCGACCTCCGCGACTCCTGGGCCTGTGAGCATTGCCGGAGCATCGTGTGCGGTGAGACTGAGCACAAGACGGGCTGGCGGTGGTTCTGCTCTGAGGCATGCAAGGACCTGGACCAAGCAGCGCTGAGCCTCGCCAGGAGCGAACGCCGGCTGGAGCGCGAGCGCTACCTCCACGATGCAACGACGCGCGCTCTGATCTGGGCGACCGCCACGGCTGGTGTGGGTTGGATCTGTTTTGTTGGGTTACTCCTCCTCCGATGACCCTGGGGCGGGATGGGCACCGCCCCGATGTTTGAAAGGACTGTCGATAGTGTCGAAAACCTTGACTGACCATCCCGTCGCATCGCTCTTCCCGCCGATGACCGCGGCCGAGTTCGATGGACTGAAGGCGGACATCGCTCAGCACGGACAGCGTGAGCCGATCCTGCTGAGCCAAGACGGGCTGATCGTGGATGGCCGCCACCGCTACCGGGCGCTGACGGAGTTGGGCATCGAGCCCCGCACAGTGACGGTGCCGGAGGGCGCGAGCCTGGCGGCGTTGGTGCTCAGTTTGAATCTCCACCGGCGCAACCTCAACCAGAGCCAGCGGGCGATGATCGGGGCGAAGGCGAAGCCGCTGTTTGAGGCGGAGGCGCGGGAACGATGCCGAATTGGCGGGGTGCTGAAGGGTATGGCAAATTTGCCAGAGGCTTCCATCGGGACAGCGAGAGACGAAGCCGCCCGACTGGTGAACGTCTCCCCGCGGTTGGTGCAAGGTGCTGCTTCCGTCCTCAAGCACGGCATCCCTGAAGTTGCCGTGCGCGTAGAGTCTGGGGCTATGTCGGTCACGACCGCCGACAGGTTGGCCCGATTGCCTCCATTGGAACAGGAGCGGATAGCGCCGATGTCCGCCAAGGAGATCAAGGCAGAACTGAAGGCGTGGGATACGCACCAGATGAACAGAGGCAAGGATGTGACGGTGAAGGCAAAGCGCAAGCGGCCATCGGTCGCAAATAGCAATCGGCAAGTGCTGGTCGGGAACTCGCATCTTCGCCGACTGAGTGCGGGAATGGGGAATATCAGGGGGATTTTGCGCGGGGTGGAAGAGCTCAATATCCAGTGCATTGTCGATGTGCACACGAGAGAAGAATTGAATGGATGGATCAAGACGATACAGCGGGCGGCCGCTGACTTGAGAAGACTCGCAGCAGATATACAAGGAGCGCTGAATGAAAAAGACGAAGACCGCAACCAAGAAGGTCCCGGCGAATCAACTGCACACCCACCCGCGTGCGCAGAGGATGCTTGTACCTTCTAAAGTCAAACAACTCGCCAAGGACCTCGACTTGGACGCCATCGGTGCCATCCATGCAATTGAGTGCGCCGTGAATGGGCTGATGGGCACCTGGGTGATCGATGGGCAACACCGGATTGCGGCGCTATTGGACCGCGGGCTTGGAGATTGGCCGGTCGATGTCATTATCCACGCAGGCATCACGAGCGACGACCAGGCGTGCCGCTTGTTCCTCCGGCTGAATGATCGGTCGCCAGTCGGGTCATACGACAAATATGCAGCCGCATTGCTGGCCGGAGACAGCGTGGCGATCGGGATGACCCACGAGGCCGAGGCACGGGGCATCAAGATCGCTCGCTACACAGCATCGCACACCATTGCTGCTGTAGCGGCGGCGAGAAATGCATACCGGATCGATAGCGGCCTGTCGTACGGCGCGGCCCTTGACGTGCTCCTTGCTGCATGGAGTGGGCGCAAGGAGTCGCTGGAGGGGGCGTTGATCCACGGGCTGAGCCTGTTTCTGCTTCGGCACGGCGCATCAGTTGACCGCGACTCACTGGTGAAGAAGCTTGCCAAATACCAAGGCGGCCCGACCAACCTGCTTGGTGCAGCGAAGGGGCGAATGAAGGTGATGACCCTATCCACCGTGCCCGCAGTTGTGGCTGAGATCATAGCGGTTTACAACGTCGGCAGGCGGACGCAAGCCATCACCCCGGCCGGCTGAGGTGGTAACGAGATCACCCATGACCACCATCCCCGTCAGCCCCGCAACCGCCGCCCGCCTTCGCGAGATCGAGGCGGAACTCGACCAACTCCGCAACCCGGCCCGCGCCGTGCAGAAGGCGTTGAAAGCGCTGTCATCTTGTGAGGCTGCGCGGGAGGCTACGCTCCTGGTCGAGGCGCTGGAGCTGGCCTGGGCGAAGGCCGAGCACCTGCTGACGATGGTCCACGAGCGGGCCGAGAGATGACGACTGTTTCCAGGCCCGACGCGCAATACGGGGGTTCCAACTCCGCCGCGGGGCCGCACGCTGGACGTACCAGTGTGAGTTGCAACCGGCCGCTAGCCAACGGGGGCGCGGGGCTGACACCTATAAAACGCGCCCCTTAGAAGAGGTTGAGACGTGAGGAAGCGAATGAAAGAAGAGACGCAGTTGGAGTTGGCGGCCAAGCAGGAAGTCGCGCCGTCGGCCGACATGGGCATCATGGCCGTGATCGCTCGCGCCGCGGCTGATCCGACTGTCGATGTGGCGAAGATGCAGGCCCTACTCGCCATGCACGAGCGGTTGGCCGCGCTGCGGGCGGAGACGGAATTTAAGGCCGCGCTCGCGCGTATCCAGCCTCGGATGCCGCGCGTGTCGAAGCTCGGCAAGATCGAGGTGAGCGGCGTTGTGCGGAGCCGCTTCGCCCGGTACGAGGACGTGGACGAGATGATCCGGCCGTTGCTCGGAGAAGAGGGCTTCGCGGTTGACTTTGACACGGAGATGAGCGGCGCGGCGATCAAGGTTATCCTCCGCGTGTCCCACCGCGAGGGCCACTCGGAACTGCGGAGCATCACGTTGCCGGTGGACGGGAGCGGGTCAAAGAACAGCGTGCAGGGCGTCGGCTCGACGGTGAGCTACGGCAAGAGGTATCTGATCGTCGGGTTTTTCAACATCATCACGGTGGATGAGGATAACGACGGCGCCGGCGATGTCATCACAGAGGATCAGGCCAACAAGATCAACGACATGTTGATCTACACCAGCGCGAACCGGGCGAAGTTCCTGGAGTGGGTTGGTGTGCCGGAAGTCGCCGACATCCCCGCCGCCCGGTACGACGCCATCATGGTGCAACTGAAGCGCAAGGAGCCGAAGCGGTGAAGATCCACGATCTCAGGCAGGGCTCGGCGGAGTGGGCCGCTGTCCGCGCCGGCATCCCGACGGCCAGCAGTTTCGACAAACTACTCACGCCGGGTGGCAAGCGCAGCGAACAGGCTACCGGCTACATGCGCCACCTGATCGCTGAGAGGATGATGGGCGTTCCGATCAATGCTCCGAAAACGTCATGGATGGAGCGGGGCAGCGAGATGGAAGGCGAGGCGTGCTGCTACTACGAGTTCGAGCGCGACGTGGCAGTGCAGAAGGTGGGTTTCATTGCCCACGACTCTGGCACGTATGGCTGCTCGCCGGATGCGTTGGTGGGCGAGGATGGCATGGTGGAGTTCAAGTGCCCGTCGCCGGGCGTCCACGTCGGCTACATGCTTGACAAAGGACCGGACAAGGCGTACCGGGTGCAACTCCAAGGGCAACTCCTGGTTGCCGAGCGCGACTGGGTGGACATCTGCTCCTATCATCCGCTATTGCCGGCCGTCATCATCCGGGTGGAGCGAGATGAGGAGTACATTGCCCTCTTGGCTGAGGCCATCGATGAGTTCGTGGCGCGCCTCGAAACCGAATGCGCGCGGCTGGTGGATGAGGGATATCGATTGAAAGGACTGGCACATGGATAATGCGTATCAGGAGGGCCGGTGGTATGGCGGTTGCCACATCACCCACGCCTATATGTTCGAGGCAAACTCGGGCAGCGTCGGCATCGGCATCGATCTGGAGGGCCCGCACGGTGACGTGAGCGGCGCTCTCTGGTTGACGGAGAAGGCCTATGCGAAGACGCTCGAACGCTTCCAGCAATGGGGACTGACGGAGGCCGACTGGCAGGACCCGGAGTTCTCCGTGGACCCCGGCAGATGGCTCAACGGGAAACAGGCATCGGTGCTGGTGGAGATCGAGCGTTACACCGCAAAGGATACCGGCGAACCAGCCATTCGCTTCCGGGCTGCTGCCATCAGCGCGGGCGGTGCCGGGCGCCGGGAATCGGCCCCGCAGGCGAGCAAGAAGGCGCTCGGCATCCTCCAGCGGAAACCGCTCAAAAAAACGGATGACCTGCCGTTCTAGGAGAACCCATGACTAGAGAACAATCAGCATTACGGGCGGTCGAGGTATTGGATGAGATCGACGCCCACGAACGCGAACGCAAGGAATATTTGGAGGGGTGGAGACACACTCTCGGGGTGCTCCGCAACGATCTTCGGATGTGCCGGGAGGGCGTGGACCAGATGACGATAGAGGAGATTGACGAATGATCGCCGCCGCCTACATCTGCCTGGCCATCGTGGCCGGCGTCACCTACCGCTGGTGGACGGGCCGCAAGCCGCTGGCCGAGCGCGTCGTGGACAGGCTGTTTGCCGTGTCCCGGCGTGCCCAGGCGCTCGCGGTGGCCGCGGACCAGGGACTGATCGCTCACCGCGAGACAATGGACGATCTGCGGGCGCGGCACGTCCCGCAGTACGAGGGGGTGCGGTGATGATGGAACGGAACAGTTTCACGACGGCGGACCAGTTGGCCTATCTCCGTAATCTGGAACGCCGCCACCGCATCGACATTCTCCGCGCTGAACTGCGTATCCTCGATAAGCGTTCCTGGGTTGGGCCGGGCATGAACGTGGATGTGGAAGCCGTGCGCGACGCGCTGATAGCGATGATCGCCCGTGGCGAAGCGCCGGCCGCGACGAACGGCAGAGGTGGGAGGCGGAGATGAACGCGTACGATGCAATCTGGCAGGTACAAGCACAACGGGTTAGAGCGCTCGAAGCCGAACTCGCCCAGGCGCGGAAGGCTGTGGAGGCGTGGGGGTGGCTGGCGACTCAGGACTACTGCCTCAGCAGCTACCTGGGGCGCGCTGAAATATCCATCGGGACCGAGGCGACCACGGCTGAGGGTGACACGCCCCTGGCTGCTGTGCTCGCTGCGATGGAGGCGGGAGCATGAACCCCCACCCCGTCCCCTGCGGCTGTTGCGGGCCGCGAGTTCCTACGCTCGCAGACCTCCTCCGCACGGCCCGGGCCGAGGGCCGCCGCGCCGGGCTGGAGGAGGCCGCACGGATCGTGGAGACGTACACGTCTTCGGGGCAGCCGGCCAGGCAGCAAATTGCAGAGTTGATCCGGCGGGCGGTGACGCGATGACGATCCTCGGGATAGACCCGGGCTCCACAATGACGGCCTACGTCGTCTTGGGCGAACACGGCATCGAGACGCATTGCAAGGTGGGCAACGAGGAGATGCTCAGAATCATTCGGTTCGACGGTCTTAGCCTGCCTGGGCACGCGGTGGTCGTCATCGAACAGATCCGAGGCTACGGCATCCGGGCAGGCAATGAGCTATTCGACACCGTCCATTGGGGCGGTCGCTTCGAGGAGGCCGCCTGTCGGCGCAATCACGTCGTGATGCTCCCGCGCAAAACCATCGTGACGCACCTGTGCGGCCACGGGCAGGCTGGGGATAAGCACGTCAGGGACGCCATCATCGACAGGTACGGAGGCCAGGAAAGGGCACTGGGCACGGTGTCCAAGAAACTCAAGATCAACGAGCCCGGCCCGTTGTGGGGGATCGCGGGCGACGAATGGGCGGCGCTTGCTTGCGCGCTCACGTTCATGGACCGGGCGGAGATGGGGCTATGAAGTTGCACTTCCCCACCTCCGCCGACGAGATCGCCTGGCTCATCGCGGAGCAGGCGAAATGCAAGGCATACATTGACGGTGACGGGCCGGATAAGGCGGGGGCGTGGATGGGGATGGTTGACGCATACATGGAAGAGGCGTACGTGAGAACCGAACCAGACTACCAGCAGTTCTTAGAGTCGAAAGCACAGCGGTCGAACTTCGGGGGATTCGCCCCGATATTCATGCCTGATTTCCTATTTGACTTTCAGCGGTTTCTTGTGGACTATGCAGTCCGGAAGGGGCGATCCGCAATCTTCGCCGACTGCGGTATGGGCAAGACCCCAATGCAGTTAGTCTGGGCGGAGAACATTGTCCGCAAGACGAACAAGCCCGCTCTGATCCTGACACCTCTCGCAGTTGCCCGCCAGACCGTGGCGGAGGCCAGCAAGTTCGGTATCGACTGTCGGAGGTCCGCTGGAGTTATCGAACCTGGGGCTCATATCGTCGTCACCAATTACGAGAAACTGAGCCACTTCAACCCCGATGACTTCGGCGGCGTGGTGTGCGATGAATCCAGCGCGATCAAGAGCTTCAACGGGAAGCGACGGGCAGAGGTGACGGAGTTCCTTCGGACGATGGAATACCGGCTGCTTTGCACCGCCACGGCTGCTCCGAATGACTACATCGAACTGGGAACGTCAAGCGAGGCCCTGGGCGAGTTGGGCCATACCGACATGCTCAGCCGCTTCTTCAAGAACGATCAGAACAGCGGGGTTATGCAGGGTGGCCGTGGCCGGTGGAAGAAGGGGTACGGCCAGCAGTGGCGGTTCAAGGGGCACGCCGAGCAAGCCTTCTGGCGGTGGGTTTCGTCCTGGGCGCGAGCCTGTCGCAAGCCCTCCGACCTCGGCTTCGATGACGACCGCTTTGAACTGCCGCCGCTGATCGAAAACGAGCACATCGTACAAACCAGGACGCTTGCTCCGGGGATGCTGTTCGCTCTGCCCGCGCGGGACATGCGAGAGGAACGGGAGGAGCGGAAACGTACCCTCGAAGAGCGTTGCGAAATGGCCGCGTCGCTGGTGCAAGACACGGGCCGGCCTGCCGTCATCTGGTGCCACCTCAACCAAGAGGGCAAGCGGCTGGCTCAGATGATCGGCGATGGGCGCGAAATCTCCGGTAGCACCCCAGATGACGAGAAGGAAGACATCTACTCCGACTTCGCAGCCGGAGGGCTCCGGGTGCTCATCACAAAGCCGCGCATCGGGGCGTGGGGCCTGAACTGGCAGCATTGCTCTCATATTGTGACGTTCGCAAGCCACAGCTATGAGCAGTACTACCAGTCCGTGCGGCGGTGCTGGAGATTCGGGCAGGACCGACCTGTCGTGGTGGATTTGGTGGCCACCGAGGGTGAGGCAGGAATCAAAGAAAACCTCCACAGGAAATCGGAAGCTGCTGACCGCATGTTTACATCCCTGGTCGCCAACATGAACGATGCGATCAAAATAGATAACCTGCACACGTTTGAGAAAAAGGAGATCGTACCGTCATGGCTGTGATGGAACAATGTATCACGGAGCGTTATGCGCTCTACAACGGAGACTGCATCGAAGTGATGGGGGCGCTGCCCGCGAACGCGGTGCATCTCTCTATTTACAGCCCGCCATTTGCCGGGCTCTACCACTACTCGTCAAGCGACAGAGACCTGTCGAACTGCCGAGACTACGATGAGTTCTTTCAGCAATACTCTTTCGTGGTCAAGGAGATCCACCGCGTCACGATGCCGGGGAGAATGACGTGCGTTCACTGCATGGACGTGCCCAGTGGAAATAGCGGACTAGACTATCTCATCGACTTCCCCGGTGACCTGATCCGCCTCCATGAAAAGATGGGGTTCAAGTATGTGGCCCGCTACTCCGTCTGGAAGGAGCCACTTGGTGTCCGCAACCGGACCATGACCAAAGCTCTTGCCCACGCTGGCATCGTCTCCGACTCCTCCCGGTGTACCGTCGCCAGTGCGGACTACCTGCTGGTGTTCCGGCGAAGTGGCCGCAACCCGATCCCAATTGCTCACCCTCACGGGCTGATGTCCTACGCCGGGGAGCGAGAGATCCCGCGCGACCTGCTGATGTACCGGGGATGGAAGGGCAACCAGATTGAGAACAGGTACTCTCATTGGATCTGGCGTCAGTACGCGAGTGCGTTCTGGGATGACGTTCGGATCGACCGAGTGCTACCGTTCAAGGAAGCCCGCGACGGAGAGGACGAAAGACACGTCCACCCATTGCAACTTGACGTGATCGACCGGGCGGTGACGCTGTGGAGCAACCCTGGTGAAGTGGTGCTTACTCCGTTCATGGGCGTCGGGTCTGAAGTTTACGGGGCGGTATGCTCCGATCGCAAAGGGATAGGCGCGGAGCTGAAGCCGAGCTATTTCAGGCAGGCGGTGAAGAATCTCGCTGAGTCGAAATCGTACGAGGATGATCCTCAGATGGCGATGTTCGCATGACGACCCCTGACCAGCGCTGCGGCACCTGCCTCTACTACCTGGAGCCGCCAGTGGGCGAGATAGGCCAGTGCGGCTATCCACCCCTCCGGCCCACGCTGCTGGTGTTGCCCGCTGACGGGCGGGAGTGCCCGTGGTGGGGAGAGAAAGTGGAACAGGCCGTGCCGTGTCGGGCCATCGACGCGGCGATGAAGGGGGGAGGCAATGGATAAGACCGTGGAGCAACTCCGAGAGGAGTGCGACGTACTCGCCTCAGCGCTGATGCTGGCGTGGGACTACGACGCCGAGATCCCCGAGGCGGTTATGGAGCGCGCGCGGGAGCGCCTCGCCGAGCGAGACGCCCGCGTGCTGGAGCCGCTGCTGGTGATCTTACAGGAGGTTGCTCAGCACCTCAAGGATCTCACTGTGTGCCTGGATGATCTCTGGCTGCACCAGGACTCGCGCATGAAGTGGGTAGAGATGCAAGTGACCCGGTGGGAACTGGCTGGCTTCAAGGAGTTGCTGGACGCAGTAGAGCGGGTGACGTGCGCAATGGAGGTGAGCAATGACCGCTGACCGACTAGTAGAGATCAAGGCGCGGGCAGCCGCCGCGACGCCGGGGCCGTGGGAGTGCGAACTGCCCCGCTGGAACAAACAGGGGCGGTCGTACCGTGCCGCAGTCCGGTGTGAGAGTAGGCCCGACGATCCAAGGAACACCGCGATTGCCACTGTGTTCGCTCCGCGCGACTGCGGAGAAAAGGCGCTGCTTCAGCCACCCGCGAATGGAGTTTTCATCGCCGCCGCCCGCTCCGACGTGCCCGACCTCGTGGCGGCGCTGGAGGTGGCCAACGCCCGGATCGCCGCGCTCGACGCGGAGGTGGAGCAACTCAGCACAGATAGATACGAGTTGTGCCGGGAGAAGGAATCCATAGGAGAGGATTTGGAGTCGGCAAGGGCCCAGTTAGAGTCAATTAGGGCGCGGCTTGCTGATCTCATCGGGACGGTGCCCGATGTCTGATACCTGCGCCGCCTGCCTCAACCCCCGCCGCCCCGGCACAACGTATTGCGAGGCATGCCGGCTGGAGCGGTTCCGCGAGCGCCGGCGTCGGTACAACCGCGAGATCCGCAGTGTCCACCGGAGCCAGTCCGCGGAGAGCGGCGAGACGCTGAGTCGCATCGAGGACAACCTGCGGGAGTTGTATCAGACGTGCCCGCATTTGGCGGACGTGTCGATGGGGGGACGATGACGCTCGCCAGCCTGGATATCACGCCAACCTACCAGCCTGGCGACCCCGCGCCGGCCGGCTATATAGCCTGGCACGCATGGGCGGCCGTGCAGTACCGCGCCGGGAGGCGACAGCGGCGCTGCGCGGCGTGTGGGCTGTGGCGGTTCCCGCAGGAGAGATGCTGCGCGGAGAAGGAAGCGTGATTGTGTACCTCGCCAGCCCCAACACCCAACAGCAGGCCGAGCACGTCTGTGATATGCCGGTTTTGCTGTCCTACGCCTGCCACTCGCCGTGGCTGGACAAGTACCAGCAGTCGTTCGCCCGCATCCTGATCGACAGCGGCGCATTCTCCGAACTGACGGGCGCGACGAGGGTGGACTTGGCAGCCTATGCCGACTGGGCGGAACGGTGGCGTGGCCATGTGGATGCGGTGGCCTCACTGGACGACATCTCTGGGGACTGGCGGCGGGGACTGCGGAACATTGAGGCAATGCCGGCCGGCCTGGGGTTCCCTACCTTTCACGAGACGGACCCGTGGGAGTTGCTGCCCGACCTTTGCGCCATTGCACGGGAGCGTGGCAACTGGATTGGATTGGGGCTACTACCGCCGCGGAGCGGCAAGGAGATGTGGATGCGCCGCGCCGTGGAGCGTATCCCCGAGGACCTGCACATCCACGGCTGGGCCTGCCGAGAGTACACGCACATTCGGCGACTGGACAGTGTGGACTCGACGAACTGGTGGCGGGACGCGATGGCACTGCGGAAAGAGTTGCCGTGGCTCACCTACGGGGAGTGTCTCGGGCTCATCGTTAAGCGCTACCAGCGGTGGCAGCGGGTGATCCGAGACGTAGACAGCGAGCAAATCGAAATGGAGTGGACGGCATGAGTATGAGAATCTTCATCGAAGACAGTTTCGACTCGGCACATTTCCTGCCGAACGTCGCACCCACGCATAAGTGCCGCAGGATGCACGGGCACACCTACCGCGTCCGAATCGAGATGACCGCGCCGATGGACAAGCACATGGGCTGGCTGGTGGACTACAGTGTCGTGCGGGCGTTCTGGCAGATGATCCACCGCCGACTCGACCACCAGACGCTCAACGAGGTAATGCCCAATCCGACGTGCGAATGCATCGCTGAGTACATTGCCGTCGAACTCCAGGGGCTACTCGACCGGCTCGGCCCGATGCCGAAAGTGACGGTGGCGCGGATCGAACTGCGGGAGACGGAGCGATGCGGAGTGGTCTGGGAGTCCGATCGTGCCTGAGCCCCTCGGCCCACTCCGCGCCCGCTCCCTGCCCGTCCTGGCGCTGGTGATGGCGTACAGCCGGGCGCTAGAGAAGGCCGCACGTCGCGGCGTGACGCTGGAGCCGCAGGTATCCGGGAATCCCGGACAACTGAAACTGCTATTGGACGAGACTGAGAAATGATAAACAACCCTACAGACCCCAACCTACAACTCCTCGCGCTCGGTCGCCACATTCAAGCCGCCGATCGCCTCATCCAACGCGCCATGCGCCTCGACCCAGCCGAGCAGGTCGCTACACTGCGGGCTCTCAGACAGGACCTCGCCCGCTTCCTGTGCGACACCGCGGAAGTGGTTGCGCGGTAAACAGAATGGCTTTACACTGTTGTCGTGGAGCAACGGCTCGGGTTCGCTACCCGATACGCCACGAAACCGCCGGACCACTGGGGGGGTGCCCATTTCACCTCCCCACCGGCAGACCTAAATGGGAGGTTGGCGATGTTACAGGCTTCAACGCAGGCAGATAGGCTCAATGCGGCCATCCGTCTCCTCATCAAGAGCGCGCGCTCACTCAATTCCGCCGCCGATTATATCGCTGGCGGCCCCGACACGGACTACGCTAGATCATTAGAAGCGGAAGCGTGCGAGATATTTGAGATAGTCGATCAACTCCTACAGCCGCGCGTACCGAAAGTTGGCTCCAAGTGAAGCGCGGCGGACCGGATCACCCCAAAACATGGAGGCTTATGTCTCTCCTCCATCTGCCTAAATATTCCGTCGTGGGCCTACTTGAACTGCTTTATCATTTCACGGCTCGCTATTCACCGCAGGGGGATATAGGCAAATACACAGACGAGGAACTGGCGAAGGCCCTAGGGTGGGGTGGCGACGCCAAGAGGCTAGTTGACGCGATGGTGAAGTCTGGACATTTGGGGGTGGCCGATACCGGGCAGGGGTCGGGTAATGGGTGGGCAGATACCGGGCAGGGGTCGGGTAGGGGTCGGGTAGGGGTCGGGCAGCGCTTGGTCGTACACGGGTGGCATGAGCACTGTGACGAGGCAGTAAAAAAACTACTTAAACGTCAAGGACTTGAACCGCTCATGTCCAGACAATGTCCGGACAGCGGCCGGACATGTCCGGACATGTC